CTGATGCTGATGTATCAGAGGGAGCCGTCCCTGCTTACAACACGTTTGACCACCTGCCTGATGAGGATGGTTACATTGGATAAAGATAAAGCTTGTATCAATTGTCAATTATATACGTGCGACTTACACGTAGAAGGAGAAGATATGACGGAAGAATTTATTGGTTTCTATGCAAGCATTCTCATTGAATTCATCGAGAGTGGTGCAGCAAACACATGGGCTAGGGTTAGGAACTACGAGTGGGAAGGTCAGGAAGGTGACTCAAAATTTATTAAAGCCAAGGCACAGCTGGTGCCAGATGAACCTGAGTATGCCAAGGTGGTCCTTAACGGCGATCATATCTGCATCGACCATACCCTAGTAGCAGAGGGCTTCAATAAGATCCTATCTGGGGAAGTGAAAGCTGCTGATTGGGTAGTCAAAGCATGTAGACAGGCGGTTATGGACTGTGACGGTGCTTATATGGACGCTATCTGTTGTGATGCTGCCATTCAGGCAGCCGTATTCGACGAGGTGATCTATGGGTAAGACTCGTGACTTAATACGGCGACTCATAGAATTCAGTCCCGGTATATCTAACACGCAGATCGCAGAGGCGATTGCCTCTGCGACAGGGACAAAACCTTCACGAGCACTAGTCTCCTATCACACCAGAACCATGCACATACCACGCCAGAGTCCTAACAGATCCTGTGCTGGGTGTGGCAAAAGGATTACTAGGTACAACTCGTCAGGCTTCTGTCCGGGTTGCCGTTCCAAGTCTTATGCTTATGAATTCCAGTGTGCCCACTGCCAAGAGGTACACGTTGTTGATGGACAACGTGCAGCAGCCCGAAGATATCAAAAGAAATTTAAGAAAAATCCACAGCTAGACTTTTGTAGTCTCAGCTGTTCTTCCAGCTACTTTCCAGCTTGATTTACACAGGCATAACTAGTATACTTTCCAGGCATGTATTGTGCAGGTAAACAGCAGCTAGTTAAAAGGATAAGAAGTAAGTAATGTGGAACAAGATGGAAGAAGTAGATCCAAACAGAAAGTTGGAACTAAAATTGTGGGAGTTGGAGGAAATTATTGAAACTGTGGCAGGGAGATATTTTCCTGTGAGAACTGTAGTAGATGCAGTAGCACTATGGAAGAGTAGAAGGTATCTAAAAGAAAATAAGGAGTAGACAAAAGCGATGCAAATTCTATCAGTGCAATGTGGGGATACGAAGGTGATGTACTACTCACTGGCAATTGCTTGCAAGATAATTTCTGCAAACAGGTGGGCAATTACAGTCGATGGTATTCATTCCGAATCATTGCGGAGAAGCTACCGTGACAGTGGTCACGGACTCCGCATTGGCAGGGACATATTTTTCACGGAGCAAAATCTAAAAGACATGGGCTATGAAGTTTTAACAGATAAGTACCACGTAGTAGACAGCTATGTGGTGAAGTTAGGAGTACAGGATGACAACTAATTCACAACCATTTACTTTTCAAGGTCGTCTTACTAATCTTGAACATAAAACCACACAAAAAGGTGCAGCTTTTATTCGCACATTACTGGTAGATGATAACAACCAGAGCATGTGGCTTTCTTGTTGGGATTCGCCAACCATCAAGCTGATTGATTCGCAGGGGGTAGGCTCAGGACCTTGGACTATTAGATACATCGAGAAATCCACATCAACAGGTAGTATAGTCAAAAACATTGTTCATGCCGGGATCAGTGCAGCACCACCCCAGCAAGCACAGCCCCAGCAAGCACAGCCCCAGCAAGCACAGCCCCAGCAAGCACAACAGCCATTGCCCCAACAACCCCAGCAAGCTACACCTCAAGAGGCACAGCCATCACTTCAACCACAAGATATAGATGATCGCACTTATAGTATCGTCAGGCAGGTGGCATTCAAAGAAGTTGAACACAAGGACGATAAAGCGTTAGAGACAATAGCTGAACTGGTTGATTCATATACACGAATTATTCTAGGCACGTTTGCATATATACCTATGGAAGATATGGACAACGCTACTGATGACGAAATCATCAGACAAGGTAATCAGGCATATGAGTAAAAAGACTATACGTAAGGAGATTCCTATCGCACTTTCGTCTAACTATATGACACAGTTAACTAACGAGAGTGGTGGTGGTAGAAGATACGAAGTGGATGGTGCAAAGTATGAATCGGTAACCAGTATCATCAGTAACAACCTTCGCAACTTTGGAGTGGAACGGTGGAAGGACAGCTGGATTAAGAGCCAGCTGTCCCGGTACAATGGTCAAAGGCTAACCCCCCAGATCGCAACTGATATTGTTTCTGCCAGCACTGACGAGATGAATGCTTCTGCTGACCTAGGAACACAGATGCACACGATTATCGAGGGGTTGTTACGTGATGAGAGTGTAGACCACCTGATCACTGACCAGCTTGAGCCAGCCGTTAGGGCGTGGCTCAACTGGCGAAGGGAGTTTATTAACTGGGAACTAGTGGGCACTGAAGTTGGAGTCTATACACCTAGACCTGTTGAAATACGTTTCGTGGACGATAAAGATGCTAGCTACGCTAGCAGCAAATTAGTTTTCGAAGACGATCCACCGGAAACCGATTCACGAAAGCTGCCCTACTACGCTGGGCAGGTTGATGCTCTATTCAAAAACAATAACTCTTATATGGTAGTGGATTGGAAAACAAGCAGTGGCTTATATGAGTCCAGCTATCTACAGGTGGCAGCATACGCTAAAGCGTTAAAAGAAATGCATTACCGTGAGAAGTGGGGAGCTTTTGGTCCCAACTTATCTGTAGATGGTAGATATACTCCACCTCTTAGAGATGATGTTATGGAAGATGTTTCTGCCTGTGTTGTCAGGCTAGTTAATGACTACCCTAGGGATCAGGATGGCAAGAAGGACAGGACACAAGCAAAGGTATTTTCTGGTGGGTGTGAATATGTCATGGTTGACGTTGACCACTGGGGCAAAACATTTCAGGGTATTGTAGATACATCGATTCAATTAAAGAACAAGGTAAAGAAGGAAAGGATCTTCAGCTATGTGGGATGAAAACTTCTGGAAGGAGAGGTACGAAACTATAAAGCAAGAGAACGATCTGTTGGAGCAAGAGAACGACCAGTTGTTCATGGAGATACGAGAGATCAAGGTCGCATTGTCTCTTGGTAATATAGTAGATGCCATTGCACAGGTGCATGGTATGTCAACAACAGGTCACACGCAAAAACAAAAAGTCAAGACAGCCCAGCGAGGGGGATACCAGTGGAAACAATAGAAGAAGAAAGTCCTAGGCATATACCACCAACGATAGAAAAAGAAGGCTCCGGGTACAGAGTTTCATGGTCAGTTTACAGTGTGGAAATGCTAGTCCGTCGCATCAAGCCAAGGGGATTCAAAGCAGAAGTATCGGTGCTACTTGAGGTAGACTCAATCCACCGATCCAACCCTACGCTAGATAGTGCCAGTGGTATGGACGGATTCTCAAGGAAGCTAAACAAGAAAGTACCAGAGGCTGACTACGGTATTCCGTGGGAGCAAATGGTAGAAGATCTCTCTGGAATTGTTATCGATACTTATCGTACAGGACAACCAGCCATCAAATTATCTGAGGTTGACCTGTCCGATAGTATCGCATGGCGTATTGATAACTTACTACTCGATGGTGAGATCAATCTTATCTGGGCTGACGGTGGTACTGGCAAGTCTATGTTTGCTCTATTCCTATCAGTCCTAGCACAACAGGGATGGATGAGTAGCGATCATGGTTTAATCGTAGAGCCGTCCAATGTTCTCTATTTAGATTACGAGACTAAGCCGAAAGAGGTAGCGACACGAGCAAGGATGATTCACGCAGGTTTGAAATTAGAAGCACCAGATGTTGCGAGAACTAGCAGTAAGATTATTTACAATAAGTGTGAACATACTTTCGTGGAAGAAGAAGATTATATACAAGATCTTATCTACAAGAATGACATTAATCTGGTAGTCATAGACTCTATGGGTAGGGCGGTCAGTGGTGAGATGGAATCCAGTGAGTCAGTCCTTCCCTTCATGGCATCCGTAGAAAGACTGAACACAACAGTACTGATTATCTCCCACTCAAACAAACAGGGAACTCTATTTGGTTCAGCTTATACATCCAACTCTGCTCGTCTGGTATGGGAAGCGAAGAGATCTGGCAGTAACATACAAGGGATGGACTTTTCTCTCTTCTGCCGTAAGGCTAACAACGTGCCGATGCAACCACCTCAATCATGGGGAGTAGACTTTACGGATAATAAGGTGGTGTACACCAGAGGTGATGTGTTTGCTACAGATCTAAAGGGAGAATTATCTTACCGTGAACTGGTCTACCGTATACTGACAGACGAGGGGGACAAGACAAAAGAATATCTGAAGGAAAAGATCGAGGAAATTAAAGATGACCCCCTAGAAAGAATAGGTAGAAACGTAGATAGTGCTGTATCCAAATTGAAATCAACCAACACTATCAATGAATCTGATGGAATACTTTCAATTACTAGCAAGGGAGATGCATCATGGGAATCGATATAGAAATAGACATTCGACATCTGCTACTTGACTGTAAAGAAGCTGGCATAGAAATCAAACTGGACGGAGACAACCTTCAGGTCAGAGGCAATAGAGATCGTCAGGATCTATACGATGACCTGAAGAAGAAGAAGGCAGATGTCGTCTACGCTATGTCACACATTCCCGATGAGGTGGAAACATATTATCTGTCTCGACTACGGAAGGGTAGAGAATGGATGGACTATTGCATGGTACGGCTGGAAAAGAACCTCTCTAATAAAAAGCTAGCTGATGCCCTTGTTCAGAACATGATTCGATGGGCAACGGTAGATGAGGAGTTGCGGAGACTCTATCCTGAGTACCGTGGTTGTCCTCTAGAGGGCAGTGGTGGATGTGATTATAGTTACGCACCAGTGAGATGTCTCCACTGTGCGGAGAAGGCAAAGGAGAGCAATGATGGTAACAAAGAGGAACAGGGGCAACCGTAACAGGGGTAAAGTTTATGAGCGTCGGGTGGCAGCTGCTGTTGGTGGTGTGAGAAATCTCGACAAGGCTAGACCTCATACGGATGTAGAAACAACTACATCTGTGTATGAGGTCAAGTCTACTCAGGCTGGCATACCAGATTGGTTGCAAAGGGCTACTGCCCAGTTAGCTCTGGCATCAGAAGAGTCTAACAAAGAACAGGGCGGTGTAGTTCGGGTATATACTAAGGGTACGGCAAGGGCATTTCTTATAACGGAGATCGTAATATGACAAGTAAACCTGCTCATAATGCAAAGCCTGTTCGGATGCCTCGATGGACATGGGGGATGTGCAAGACAAAGCAATGTAATACAGTTGGTGATCTTGGTAATGGCTTTTGTCAGGTGCATTGGGACATTCACACTAAGAAGCAGGGCAATGAATAAAGAAGATTGTATGCATTATTTTATTCTTGAGACACCTAACGGTCCTGTTGCCAAGGGTGTCTGTAAGCACTGCGATACAGTACAAGAACATTACAATGCATTTATACCAAGAACTAAAATCAGGCGAATCAGTAAAAAAGAAAACGGAGATGATATCTACGCAAGCGTAGTAGACTTTAAAATATAATCATTGTCACTAGGGCAAAACCACTCTGGGGTTTTTATTTTGTTTCCCCCCAGTAGCCTCTCCTTTGCTTTGCCCAAGTCCCATGAACTTTAGTGGTGGATGTTCCAGTGGGTGTGACCGTCCTAGGCTCTGGTGGTACTTCGGTATTGCTGGAGCCTTTTACGTTGCTCTACGAGCCGTACAGACCCCTTGTTGCTATAGTTGGGGTAAGACAATTATACCTATAGCAGTAGTAACTATAGTCCCAAGGGTGCCAAGACTAATTCCCATCAACCACCACTGGTTAATCTCCAGCTTATGTAATCGCTTGTTGATATGGGAGAGGTGATTCTTTTCTATCCTGTCCAGACGCAAAAGAATTAGGTGAGTCCCCAGTTCTGTGTCATGCAGGTCTGGCATTCTGTATCTTCTTAATCAACTTACTTGAGGCAGAGATTAACTTGCCTCGTTCTTGTTTGGTAAGCTTACCATCTGTACCTGTGTTCTGTACTAATTGTATGAATGCCACAACATCATCTATTAGATTCCCATACTGCGTAATCAGCTTGACTGCTTTGAACATATGCACACCTTCCTTACGTGGATTCCCTTCTATGATATATGTGACGATGGTTATTCAGTAGATCCCTCAGATCGAGAGATATCTTGCCCGGCAAGATCTGTTCCCTTGCTTGGTCTTGCTGATGCCGTATCCATTTACAGGTGTCGCATACATTTGATTGGGTCATTGACCGTAATTCCCATAAGTTCGTTTTTCTCCTGATGGCAATACTCCTGACAATTCTAATTGCCGTAACACGTCTGC